CACGACAACAGCCAGCTCCCCGTCGCTCGACCGACCCGCACATGGGTCGACGGCGGCAAGCTGAAATCCCATGCTCGATTCCCGACTGAGGACGTGTACCCATTCGGAGATCTTGTCTACCGAATGATCCAGGACGGGATGCTTCGGGCGACATCTGTCGGGTTTTTGCCTAAAGAATGGACGCTAAACGAAGAACGCAAGAACGCCGTAGGGATGCCAGGTGTCGACTTCACAAAGCAGGAGCTTCTCGAGTATTCGGTTGTTCCTGTACCCTCGAACCCAGAGGCACTTCTCGAGGCCAAAACGAAAAGCGCCTACGACCTGTCCTTGCTGAGAGACTGGTGCGAAAAGACGCTCGACGGGGAGAACACCGAAGCCATCTGGGTGCCGCGCAAGGACATCGAGAGCACATGGGACGTCCTTAAAAACGTTCAAGTCAAAGGCGATGCTGGGGTCATTTTCGATTTTTCGGAGATTGACGACAGCGAAACTTCTGCCTCTCCAGTAGAGGAGAAGACTGTGATTACATGGGCGGCGGCCCATCCTGACGGTACGCCGGCTGAAGAACCGGAAGACCCGTGGGACGGCCCCGCTCAGATCGCAGCAGCAAGCATCGAGGACCTCCTGGTTATGTCCGCATGGCGCGAAGACAAGCCCGTCGAGGACCTGATTAAGAGCGACTTCAAACTGCCTCACCATGACTGGCGCGGCGAGCATGCCGTGAATCTTCGTGGCGTGCGAGCCGCCATGGGGGCACTTCTCGGAGCCCGGGGCGGAGTCGAAATCCCTGAGGATGAGCGGCAGGGAGTCTATGACCACCTGGCCCGCCACCTCCGAGAGGATTTTGATGTAGAGCCACCGGAGTTCCGCAGCTACTCGAACGAAGAATTCCAGAAATTGTTTGGTGATGATTGTAGCGGCATCGGTGTTCTCGATTCCGAAACTGTGGATGACCATGCCACTGAGGACGCCGTCGGGGATGCCGATGCCGTTGCCAAGCATGAGGCCTCTCCTTCTCCAGTGAAGGATTTTGAGGCCGCTGGTTTGGTTCTGGAGAAGGCTGAGTCTGACGTTGTGTCCACTCTCATCGGTGGCCTTGAGGCCATCGCCAAGCAGGGTCGTGTTCTTAGCTCTGCTAATGAAATGCGGCTTAGAGAGGCCCGAAACATGCTTGACCAGATACTCGGCCAGCTCGAATCAGAGCCTGAGCCAGAGGCCAATCAAGAACGATCCATCGAGCTAGATCTGAGTGAACTTATCGATGAAATGTCCGCTCAGTCTAAATCGGAAAAAGAAATGGAGCTCCCAGTTGAAAGCCCAGAAGAACTTTCGGTGCTTATCGGGGAGCTTGTTAAAGATTCACTGCGAGACACTATCGCCTCGCTCACCGGGAGAGTTATCTAGATGAAGATGACCCAAGAAAAACTTAGCGAGCTGTTGCACAAGCAGGTCAAGGACATCGTCGGTCCGGTGGTCGAGCGTGTGCAAGAGCAAGTATCTGAAAACCAAAAAAAGCACGAAGAGCAGCAGAAGGAATTCATGGCTCAAGTGCTGGCAACCAAAGGTGCGAACGTAGACCGTGAGAAATCGGTCGAAGAACGCTCTCTGAAGGCTGCTCGTTACATTCGCTTGATGATGGCCGCCAACGGCGACCCTTCACGCGCGAAGGCCATTGCTGAGAAAAAATGGGGCGATATTGAGATGGTTGCGGCCGTCGACAAAGCCCTTGGCGAGAGCACCCTCGCTGGCGGCGGTGCCTTGGTGCCAGAGGACATGGCTGAGAGCGTCATTGAGTTCTTGCGTGCCCGTGCGGTTGTACGTCGCGCAGGCGCAATGTCGCTGCCCATGCCTAACGGTACGCTGACTTTGCCTCGTATCGCTCAGGGAGCCACGGCTGCCTACGGCGGTGAGTCGCAGAACATCACGAACAGCGACCAGCAGTTCGGTCAGATTGTCATGACGGCTCGAAAGCTTGCGGTTCTGACCCCGGTCAGCAACGAGCTACTTGCCGATGCCAGCCCCCAGGTTGACGCTTTGGTTCGTGATGACCTGGTTCAGGCCGCTTCGGTTCGTGAGGACCTGGCCTTTATCCGCGGCGACGGCGCCAGCAACACCCCCAAGGGCATGCTGAACTGGGCTGTGGCCGGCAACAAGTTCAACAGCGCAGGCACCACCGTTGCCAACGTAACGGATGACCTGGGAACCGCCCTGCAGAACCTCGAGGATGCAAACATTCCTCTGGTTCGTCCAGGCTGGCTCTTTGCTCCTCGCACCAAGAAGGCTCTGATGACCGCTCGCGGATCTGATGGCCAGCTCATCTTCCAGCCGGAGATGTCTCAGGGTACCCTGATGGGCTTCCCGTTCTTTGTGACTACTCAAATCCCCACCAACCTCGGTGGCGGAACTAACGAGTCCGAAGTTTATTTGGCTGACTTTGCTCAGATGATGATTGGCGAAACCGCTGAAATGGATGTGCGTGTCTTTGACGGCGCCACCTACTTCGACGGATCCCAGTTGCAGTCTGGCGTCTCCCGAGACGAGACTGTGATTCGCTTGACCATGCGTCATGACTTCGCACCGCGCTTCGTCGGTAACGACATCAGCGTTATCGAAGCCGTTACGTGGGACAGCATTACGCCGTAATTTGAACTTTGATATCGACCAGGGGCGTCTTCGGGCGCCTTCTGGGAGTTTCATCGACGACTTAAAAGGGATTAGAAAATGCCTAACACTTCTGCACAGCGGAACATTGGCGCTTACGTCCAGCATGGCCAGGTTATCGTTCTTAACGACTCGGGCACCACCACGAACGGTGCGTCCCTTGATCGGAGCGGTAAGCTGAGTGCTGTGATTATGGCTCAAGCTGGAGCCGCTTCCGGTACCCCTACAACCCAAACCTATGATGTTAAGCTTCAGGACAGCGCCGACGGCACTACCTTTGCTGACATCACCACCGTGACCTCCGCAGTGACCCAAATCACCGCAGACGATACGGTTGAGGTTTTGGATATCGAGCTGACAAACGTCCGAAAGTTCGTTCGCTTGTCGACCACGGTGGCATTCACCGGCGGTACATCGCCTGCTTGGCCCTGTGCTGCCACTTTGGTTCTGGGCGGCGGCGACGTTCTGCCGCTGGCTGACTAAGAGGTGACTTGTGGCTGATAAAAAGCACGTGCTGGTCTTTGAGAAGCCATGGGGCGTCTATAATGCTGGCGAAAAGGCTGGTTTCAGCCACAAGACCGCCAGGAAGCTTCTCAGCGCTGCTATTGCTGTTCCTGCTGACGAGAATGTCGCCACGGCGACTGTTGCCGGTAAGTCTGAGACCAAGAAGCTGGTCAAGGAACTGAAGGAAGAGGAAAAAGCAGCGGAAGAGGCTGAGAAGCCACCCGTCAAGAAGAAGCGTCGTAAGAAACTTCTGTGATTTGGTATGAGGGCTCCGAATGGCCGACCAATTAGCTGCCAACGCGCTAACCACTGCGGCTCGCGTAGAGGAATTGGTCGGACTGAAGGGCCCAAACACCAATTTCCTAATTAACGCCGCTTCGGACTTCTTCGAGTCCAGGATCAATCGGAGTCTCTCTCGTGCAAGCGTCACGGAGAAGCTGGCTTCGTTTGGCACGACGAGAATTCGGGTCTCCAGGACACCCATCGTTTCGGTTACATCGCTTGATTTCGACGAAGGTCCCCTAAGCAGCGACGATTACGAGATTGATGATGCCGAAGCTGGGCTCATTATGAAGCCTGGCGGGTGGCCCTGGACGGCCCATGTCGCGCGCGATATCTCTCGTGGGGCTCTCCCGGGAACAGAACGTAAGCTTATCGACATTGTGTACGTCGCAGGATACGTCACGCCTCAGCAAGACGGAGATGCCAACCCTCCGGTAAACGGAGACCCGAGGGACCTTCCGTTTGATATCGAGAGAGCTGTCATTTCAATTGTCCAACAAATGAATGGCGCTCTATCAAGAGACCCGACCATTAAGAGCGAGAAGCTCATGTCATGGTCGGTCACCTATCGGGACACGTTTACTGGTCCCTTTGTGGATTCAGTTATCAGAAAATATGAGAGGGCGTGCTAGTATGAGCATCTCTCATCTTTTAACTGACTCTCTCTGGTTCGCAGAGGAAAAAGACCTGGCCAAAAACGATGCCGGAGACCCTGATTTTGAAAGAGTCTCATGTATTGCGGCCAGGGTAGAAGCAAGAACGCAAGTGGCCATCGGAACAGATGGCAACGAAAAGCAGAGCAACAACAGTGTCGCGACGGAATGCGAGATCCCGCTCTGCTCGGTTATCTGGTTTGCTCGGGAGGATGTTGGGAATCTCGCCAAGAGCGTCAGACCTATACAGGTTAAGACGGCCCGTACTCCGGGGGGTTTCAGGTTCTACGAGACACTTTTGTAATGGCCAAGGATATCGACATCAAAGTCTCAGGGGAGACAGCGGTTCTGAAGGGGATCCAGAAGAACAAGACGGCCTGGGATAGAGCCGTAGTGGCCGCGGTCTACCAGAAGGGACTTTCCATATCAGCTGATGCGGTAAGGCTTACACCGGTAGACACCGGACGCCTTCGGGCTAGCCACTATGTCGCCCCTCCCCGAGGACCGGATAATGAGGTCGAGATTGGGTTCGGGACGAATTACGCGATCCCGGTCCATGAGAGAACAGATGTCCGACACGAGGTTGGACAGGCCAAGTTTCTTCAGACGGCCGTCCAAAAAGGAACACGTGGCTATAGGCAGGATATCCGACGCAGGGCCCAAGACAACTTCAAAAGAGGCATAGGCGTTACGAGCGTGCCCGCGAGTGCGCCGGAGCGGCCAAGAGGGGGCGGCGATGGCTGATCCGAGGCCGGATAGGGCAGTTGCGCGCCACCTTGCAGACAACGTGGTTGGCCTGACGCTGCGAGAGAACCTTTTCAACGGACCGATGCGCAAAGGTGACGGTCTTGGGGTGTTCTGTATTCTTGATGGCGGCCTAGAGCCCGAGGTGTGCCATCAAGACGCGACTACCGGGTCGACCTTCAAGGCCACAACCTCAAGGCCAACCGTGCAGGTCAGACTTCGCGGCGACAAGGGATGCTATGACGACTCTCTGGAGCTGGCGGAGGAGATCAGGCAGGCAATCCACCTGGCCAGCATCTCTGGCTATATAGATGTTCGAGCAGATTCATCGTCGATGTCCTACCTTGGCCAGGATAACGACGGACACCCTGAATGGACCATTAACGTTGGTCTGGTTGTGGAGGAGTAATCATGCCTCTTTTAAGAATTCGTAAGAGATCTAAAATCCCAGCCCCAGGCGGTGGCTACATGATTTACTCTCCTGGAAAATCACAGGTTGAGCTCAGTGAGCATGCTGATGCCCTGATTGCAACCGGGTGCGCGGAAGAAATCACAGAAGGAGGGGCGGTTGTTCCTCCGGCCCCGCGGAAAAAGACGAAGAAATCTACCAAGAAAACCTCAAAGAAACAGGAAGGCTAGAAAATGGCACTCTTGGCTGTACAAGAAATCCCTCGCAACAACGGAGCAATTCTTACGACCACTGCTGCCGATGCTGGTCTCTCTGACGAGTATCCCAACGATGGTCGGACTGTTCTTGTTGTTGAAAATTCCTCTGGCGCTGCCCGAACAGTCACCGTGACATCTGTCCCGGAGGCCCGTTTTGGTCGCACAGGTAACCTGACTATTGCTTTCACTGGCAGCGGTATTGCTTTCGTGGGCCCACTGGCTCCTGAGGCGTTCAATGCTTCGGATGGCAATGTTGACATCTCTGTGGATAACGCCACCAGCGTTGCCTACGGGGTGGCCAAGTATTTCGATTCTGTCCGATAGATTCTGAATCTTAAAGGAGTTTGAAAGATGGCACGTATTGCAGGCCGCTTGTCGACGCTTGATGTGTCGACCGATGGCGGCACTAATTATACACCGGTTCTGTGCATTGCGGACCTCACCTTCAATGGCGAAGGCGAAGAGCTAGACTCGACCTGCCATGATGATGGTGTCTTCAGGGCATTCGAGGCGGGTCGAATCGCAGCATCTATCGACGGGACTCTTCGTTGGGATGAGTCAGATCCTGGCCAGGTCATCCTGGAGGGATCGGCCTTTGACCGAACGAAGCTTGATTATCGATTCCGCATGAATGTCGGCAGTGGTAATCGCGAGTACCTTGCTCAGGGCATTGTTACAAATTGGAGCCCCACGGGCCCCAATGATGACATTGCTGGATTGGACGTGACTATTCGTCTGAGTGGTACTATTACTCGCCAAGACCAGTAATTTCTAAAAGCCAAAGGAGAAGGCGTCATGGCTAACAGAAAGCGCGGAGAGGCAAGCATTTTTGTCGAGGATCAGGAGTATGTCCTGGTCTTCGACTTTAATGCCATTTGTGCCCTTGAGGACATGCAGCAGCGTTCTATCGCTGAGATGTTCTTTGGTGGAAACATTCAGAACTCCACTCTTAGAGACGCATTGGTTGTGGGTCTCAAAAGAAAGCACAAGGGAATTGCCACACCGAATCAGGTGGGTCGGATAATTGATAGAGACCCCTCCAGGATTAAGGACTACCTTCTTGCTGTTCTCGCTGGCGTCATGGGTGCCACGGGATCTAGCGAAGAGGAGGTAGGCCGCGTCCTGAAAGCGGTTAACGGCGAAGAGGCTGATGACGACGGCAGCGACATCCCTGCCTCGGAGCCAGAACCCGACCCTTTGGAGCAAATCGGGCTGTCTCGGCCCGACCCGGTCAAAAGACTGACTGGGACGAGCTGAGGCGTACCGCCTCCGAAATTGGACTCAGGCCGGACGAGTTCTGGTCGTTGACTCCGGCAGAATTCAGTCTCTGGGTTGAAGGATACGGTCGGAGGGTAAACAGACACCAGGAGATGCTTGCTTGGGTTCAGGCTAATATCATGCAGATGTGGGCTAAAAAAGGCACCAGGATTACGGTCGACAAAATCCTTGGTAGAGATAAAAATCGCCCCACATTTGATTCCAAGGAAGAATTAAGGCGCTACATGAGGGAGAGGGTCCGAAGAACAGGGGGGATGGCATAGATGGCTACTGTTCTCGGTACCCTTGCGGTGAAGCTCACCGCAGATACGACTCAGTTCAACCAGGGGATTGAGGGCGCTTCCTCGAAGGTCAAGGGATTCCCTGTGGCAGCTGCTGCTGCTGCGGCGGCGGCTGCGGCGGCATTCACGGGCATTGCTGTAGCCATATCCAAGGTTACGCAGGCTGCCGACGTTCAGCTCAGAGCCCAAAGGCAGCTTGTAGGGGCCTTCAAGGCGACAGGGCAGGCGCTTAATGCTTCTGAGTTCTTTGAGTTTGCCTCTGGACTGCAGGACATAACAACTACCGGCGATGAGGCGATTATATCTATCGGTTCGTTGCTTGCTAGATTTGGGGCAACACAGGGACAGCTTCAGAGCCTTATACCTCGTGTTCTTGACCTTTCGGCGGCCACCGGGCAGAGCGCGCAGTCTATTACACAGGCCCTTGGGCGAGCTCTTAATGGGCAAGCCGGCGCTCTTAGTCGGTATGGAATCGCGCTATCAAAGGCAGAGCAGGAGCAGTTAAGGCTAGGGAGTAGCGCGGATAGAACGGCCCTTCTTCTTGATAAGCTCGGTGCCTTTACGGGCGCTGCTGAGATTGAGGCATCAACTGCCGCCGGCAGGTTTACGCAGCTATCAAATGCCTTTGGTGATTTGCTCGAAGAGGTCGGGAAGCTTATCGATGCGCCGTTGGCGGATGTGTTTAACGATATAACTGCGGCTGTTAAAACTACGACTCGATTCGTCAAGGATCTGGCTAATTCGTGATCGTGACTGGGAAAC